CGGGGGTCTCGGTCAGGCGGCCAGAGGCCAGCGCAGAATTGGTCACCTGGAGGAAGTTGGACACTGCACGCTGGGTAGCCCAGCGATCCCAGGTGGCCTGGTCGTAGTCGCCGATGCCCTGGACGAGGGCCAACTCCGCGGTATTCGCCAGGATGTTGGAGAAACCCGCGCTGATCTTGTTGGCCGCATCGCGGCGACCGAAGGTGCGCAGATCGATGCTACCCGCCATCCGGGCGGCAAGCTCGATGTCCGACGCGTAATCGGGATTGGCCATGCCGGTGTGACGCGCGAGTTCACGAACCAAGGTACGACCGTTGAGGCGCTGGACGCCCTTGAAGCGATCTTCGCTGGTCTCGACTCCCGCCATCTGGCGAAAGGTCAGCTCGGCGTGCCGCAACAGCTTGTCGCCGGCGTCGCCGCCGCGGGGAGAGCCGATGCGACCGTGGCCGAGGTCGTCGGGGAGGTCGGTCTGACGCTGCTCGGCGAGCCGCTCCATCAGCCAGGTCTGGCCCTCCTCGATGGTGTCGAAGGACCTCAGATCCTTGTCGCCGATGTCGATAGCGTGGCGCTGGGCATGCTTCATGAGGGTCAACTCACGCTCGACCGCCTCGCGCTTGGCCCGCTCCTGCCGAATCTCGTCGGCCCGCTTGGCCTCGTCGCCGGCGATGGCGTCGCGCTTGGCCTTCTCGTCGGCATCGCGCTTGGCCTTCTCGTCGGCATCGCGGCGATTGGTCTCGGCGTCGAAGTCCTTCTTCAAGGCTTCGCGCTGTTTGTCGGTGATCTTCTCGGGGTCCAATCCCCGAGCCTTCAACCATGCATGGAAGTCCATGGTTCGTTTCTCCTTGGGGGGATCCCCCGTGTTGTTGCTGAGGTCGTCCAACCAGGCACGTTGCCTGGCTGTGACTTTGGCTGTGACGTCCGCTTGCGTAGGCGTCACGGAGATTTCGCGCAGTTGCCAGCGCTTGATGGTGATTTGTCGGGCATCGCGGTCGACGTCCACGTCATCATCGCGCCAGTCGTACCCGATCGAGATGCCCTCCAAGGCGCCCGACCGAATGAGTTTCAGGAGCCGAACACCAGTCTGTGCACGGGCATCGCTGTCGACGATCAGCGTTGCGCGGAGCTGGCCGTCTTTGATCTTGAGGGTGCTGACGTCGATTCCGCCGATCGGTTGGTTGCGATCGTGATTGAACAGCACGGTCCGGGCTGCATCGAAGTCGATCGACCCGTCGCGGTGGATGAGTACCTCTTGGTACCCGCCCATATCCACGGCGTCGTCGCTCGACGCAATGACTTCGATGCGGCCCTCGTCCTCACCGTCGCCATTCTGGCGAACCTCTTGTGTGAGGATCCGGGCGTAGCGAATTCCCCTCACATCGCCAGCATCACGGGTGCCTCGACTATTCCTGCGTTTGCTGCTCACTTGGAGCCTCCTCATTATTGCCGAGGTTGATCTGCAAGTTGATTTGGCTCGGCAGACCAACTTGCAACCCGGATGATTCGATCTCGTCCTGCTCCTGCTTGCGCTGCCGCCAGGTGTCCTTGTAGTCGCCACCGCGACCGGAAATCGACTGCTCGTAGGTATCGAGACCCCCGTAGATGCCGATCAGTTCGCTGATCTTATCTTTCATCGGATCGACGTAAGGCTGCTCATCCGGTAGGAGTCGATAGTTGGGGTCGACATCTGCAGTGATGCCGAGCTTGATCAGGATCCACGGAAGGACTTTCTGGTAATAGGCCCCGATCGTCTGGTGGCCGAACCACTCACGAACCGGGTCCAGTAGCCGCTTCTGGTCGAGCATGTCTGCCCGCATGCTGGAGTAGTTGGCCCGGCTGACGTCGCGGTCCAGGAATCGGACAGGGATCCGCATGGAAGCCGCGACGTCGCCACGCAACATCTGTCTGAAGGGCGCGATCTGCTGCGACGGACGGTTGTGGGAGAGGATCTTGATGTCTTCGCCGGGCAAAAGCCTCCAGCTACCACCTGGCTGGATGAGCTGCGCCGGATCGTCCTCGGTAGCCAGGTGGCCTTCGTCGCCCTCATCAAGGTCGTCGTGATCCTCGCTGGTCACGGCATAGGCAGGGGCGGCCGATTGCTGGGCGGCGTAAAGCTCGACGCTGACTAGCTCACGCTCGAGGATCAGCGTCTCGATGACCGGCGTGAACCACGGCTCGCCACGAAGCTGGAGGGCCCGACGCCTCTCGAATACGTGGGTGACCTGCGACGCTGGGACGGCCTTCGCGCCATCGAGGTTGATGTCGTTGGGATTCGAAAGGAAATAGTTAACCGGACGGCCGAGTTTATCGACACCGATGCCGGAAACCTGGGTGGCCCCCTCGGGAGGTGAAGCCATGTTGTGGTCGTCGATCCACTCGGTATCGAGTGGCAGGATGCGGAGCGGGATCTCGCCTTGGCGCGCCAAGTCTGGGTCGACGATATCGATCGTGATACCCTCGCCGACTGCCACGACCTCGCGAAAGAGCAGCTCTTCCAGGGCGTAGATATTGCGGCCATCGACGGTGCAGTGGCGTGCCCAACGGTCGAACTCACGTTTGATCATCTGATCGAGTCCGCGATTGCCGGTGTCCGGGCGGAGGGCGATACCCGACCCGACCACCAAACCATCAAGTCCTTCGATGCAGGCCCGGGCTGTTGGATTGTTACGTTCGAGGTGCCGGCAGTGTCCTTGCAGATCTCGTAGCGAGCCGCTGAGAATCGTGTTCGCCTGCTCCCTCGCCAGGCGGCGAAGTTGTGTGATCAACTTGCGCGTGGGGTCGAGGGCGTCGTAGTGCTTCCCGCCGGCTCCAGCTCCGAGGATAGAGGCGCTGGTCCACGTGGCAGTAGTAGTGATCACGGACGCTGCAGCCCGGATGGTGCCGGCTAGTGCGCGCCGGATCAGCCCTGGTCGTTTTGCGCGGCGGGGCATCAGCAGCCCAACCCTTTTATGCGAGACCGTACGGCCATCTTGCCGCCGCGCTGGAGGGCCGTCTCTTTCGCTTCCAACATCTTCAGATAGTTGGTGAGCGGCGACGGGTTGAACGAAACGCCATCGGCGCTCACGCTGGCCGACAGTTCGTCGACGACCTCCTGGATGTGGAGCCGAAGCCTCGTCAGTCGGGACGATTTTGAGGTGAGGGTCACCCAGTCAGAGTAGGTCCACGCCATCGCCTCAGTATAGACTGACAAACTAAGGGTGTGAGAGGCTTATGTGGTACTAAATGTCCTACCGCATAACATGCACCTACAGGTGTTGTCGCTCCCAGGTACGCGACGAGGTGTCATTCCACGGCCACATCGAGGGCAAGTACAAGGGGCCAGAGGCTTGAGTACTTTGCTAGCCTCTATGACTCGGGTCTCCTCATCGTCCAGCTCCGCTGGCGGCTTCCGCTTCGGCCGAGCCTTGGTGTGGGTCTTTTTTTGTTTTAGGTCCCTGGTCTGGTAGTCGTCTTTCATCGGGCGATTCCTTCCTTGGTAATGCGCCGCATCTCGACGCCGGATGCTTTTGTGATGTCCGTGATGAGCCGGCGCTCGTTGTCCCATCGCCAGTCCTCGGGCTTGCTGGATTTCTGATGCAGGTTTGTCTTTCGACCACTGCAATCATGTGTGTAGCCTTCCGTCCAGTCGGCGCCGTAAAGATCGATACGATTAACTTTATAGCGATGCAGGGCAAAAGCCACGGCGGCGACGATCGACCACTCGAACTTATGCCCGTCGAGGCCTGGAACACTAATCTCATCCCAGGTAGCCACCGCGATATCCTTCGGCAAGCGTGCCTCAGGTATAGCGCTCATGGATGCGCGCATCGTAATGACGCCGACGCGGGGTGTCTGCTTGGGCGGTCGGATGCGGAAGGGGGGTTTATCGGCAGCGCTCCACCAATCGTAATCGCCGAGCCAGTCGCATTGAACTGCGCCGTTGACGGCGATGATCGTATCGTAGTCGGTTGTTTGCGCAGGCCAGGTGACTGCGGCAGACGGTCCGGCAGCTACTATGGCGGCGGCGGTCTGGCTATTCCTTCTTTGGTAATCGGTGGTGGTCATAGGTTGTCGGGACCTATGTGATAATAAGTGAACTGCTCGGCTCGCAACATCTCTATGAAGTTGTGCAAGTGCTCACGGGCATACACCAGGTCGGTGGGCGTGTCGATGTCAATCGCCGCATAAGGGGGGAGGACCTGGAGGGCTAGCGGGTACCCCCAACGCTTGCCAATGCGTGTCTGGTCTGCCCGAGCGATCTGGCAGGAATTGATTTCTTGGAACATGGTTGGCAGATCTTGACTCCTGCGGTAGCCAAGTGGGTTGATGGGTGGGTAAAGGGTCCACGGGAGTTTGCCCTCTGGAGTCCATAGCCACGGCTTGGTTGGGCATACCGAGACACCACCAGCCAGTTTGTTGGTGGAAACCTCGCGGATCATGTCATCGATCTGGCCGGGTGTCCTGCACGGACAGGTTGGCAAAAGCGTGACGACGTAGTCGTAGTCGATTCCCGTGTACTTCAACGCGTGCTGCGCCAGAGCGGCGATGTCGTAGGAATCCTCGGGCCAAGGGATGTGTGGATGGCCTCCCCCCGCTACCCCGCAGATGAAGGCATCCGTCACCGAGTAGGCGTTGCTCGCCGCATTGAATGCCAGGTCCACGAGTGATTGGCCATTGATCTCTGACCGGCTTTTGTTGGGAATCCGCTCGCTCGACGGCTTGGACGGGATGACGGCCATCACTCTCATTTCTTACCCCTGTTCAGAGCCCAGATCGCAAAACGAAACTGCGGCCGGTGCTGGCAGATGCCCATCCTGTACAGTTTGTGGGGATCGACTTCCTTGAAGCGATTGAGCCACCACGTAGCGGGTTTGTCGGTGAGGTGCATTTGTTTCACCACCCCATCGACACGCCGAAGGTCTGGGCCAGAGCTGATGCAGTGGCATTGGGCGCGACTCGCTAAACCGTCAAGGTGCCTCAAGGTCTCGTCGACCTCGTCGGTCGGGATATGCTCGAGGACATCGAACGAACAGACCAAGTCGGCGCCGGTCGTGCAGCCGAGTATGGTGCTGACATCGAAGTCAATCTCT